GTCGGCTCCATCACTCTTCTGCTTCGTATCATTACGTAGGCCGCTCACGGGCGCGGCGTCCGGCGCGGTGGGCAGAGGCGGGTCGAACACCCCGCCTTTTGCTCGCCACTCCGCTATCGTATCCGTAGTGATGTTCGTCCGTTCGTTGCGCCTTACACGGACCATGACGTCGCCGTCGAACTGCTGCATCCACCTCAGTGTGGCCGACGGGTCGCAGCACTTCGCCCGACCAGACGAGAAGTGCAACTCCGCACAGAGCGCGTTGTACTCAGCGGGCGTGATCGAGTACCGCTCGATGAGCGCAGCATCCAGCTCCAGAGTCGAGTAGCCCTCGGTGACGCACGCGTTGTGCGTGTGCTTCAGGCCCCAACTGTCCACGTTGTCCGCGTTCGGTTTGGTCCCCTCGCGAATCATCGGCCTCAGCACCGCTTCCAGCATGGATATGCCGGGGCAGGCCTTGAGCACACACGACGCCACCTCCGACCTGTGATGCTCGTACCCGTCCTGCCGATCATTCTCAATCGGCGATGCCGGTGGCGGCGTCGTCGAATAGAACAGCTTGCTCAACATCTTCGCAAGCATCGGCAGGAAGATCACGCGCTGGTTCGCCATCTTCAGGAACATCCCGCTGATGAAGGTGGCGCGCGTCGCGTCCCTGAACCACGTGCCCTCAGGATTGAAGCCGCGCCGAGCCAGCTCATGGCAGTACCGGGCGAACTTCCCGTCGGTCGCGTCAGCCGGCTTGACAAACACCAGCGCGTCATCGCCCGCCACCAGGATGTGTGCCTCGAGTCCCATCTCGTAGCACGCTTCCGCCTGGATGAACCCGTTGATCATCGTGTTCGCCAGCGTCGTATCGCTGTGTCCCGACTTGGTCGTCTCCCAGAGCTTGTAGTCCATCCGCGTCGTCACGCCGAAGAAGCTCCCCCTCACACTCCGCGCTGTGCACGCGTAGGATTTCAGAGCGGGGTCACAAGCCGCGTATACGCCGAACACCGCGTCGTGCATCGCCTTGTTCACGGTCGAGTCGAACGCCTTACCATCGATCTCGAATGCAGAAGTGTAGCCCATGCGAAGTATCTGCGTCACAGCATCGCCGATTTCCTTCGCATTGTTACCACACGTAGTGCTGACGTAGATCGGGCCGCCCGAGCCCACGCGGTGCGGCCGTGGCCAGGTCGTGGCGGTCGGCAGGGCCCAGATCTGCTTCAGGGCCGCTAGAGCCGCGGTGCACATAGGCCCAGACACGAACTGAGCGTACAACGTAGCGTACATCTGGATCAGCCTGGCCTTCTTGAGGATGGCCGTACCATCAGGCACGTCGGTCTTGCCGACCTCCACCTTCACCATAGCCTTCACGCGGTCGAAGCTCGGCTTGCGTGTGAACCAGTCCGTGACGATCTTGAGCGCCTTAGTGATCGGCCACTTCGAGCGCAGCACGACGATCTTCCCGTCGCGCAGCTCGTACTCCAGCCACTCGTCCTTGACGGCCTCGATGACGGCGTTGTAGTTCGCCCTCATCTCGTTCACGAACCACTCCGGAGGCGCCAGGTTCGCCGTCGGGTCGTGCTCCGGGAATGGCTTCCCGTGGCGCTCGGCCATCGCGACAACAGCGCTGCACACACACGTCCGCGCCACCAGCGCCCACGTCCAGACCGGCCCAGTGATGCAGATCGTCCCGCCTTCTTCCTTCTCGCATGACGGAGACAGCCTGAGGGCCGTCACGTCGTGGTTCTGGTCCATCATCTCCCTGAGCTGGGCCTGCACACAGCCTTTCTCGAACAAGCCGGGGTTCATCTCCCTACCGCACTGCGTCCTTACTCGGTTGCCAGCGACGCACGTCCCGAGCCTCGCGGCGTCATTGTACTTCTCCCTGTTCAGCACGATGTCGTTGTCGGGCTTGCGCTTCTTCTTGCGCGACGCGATGCCTATCACGGCGCCTCCACCAAGTGCCCCCACTAGCACCTTCTTCTTCAGCCCTATCGCTCGCAGCTCGGCACGCGTCATCTCGGCCGTGACCTTCAGCCCATACGCCAGAGCGGCGCGCTTGAGCTCGCTGGTCTTGGCGGACGCTGCGGCCTTCGCATCCTCCCACAGCCCGCTTGCGCGCCTTTCGCCTACGTAGCCCACAGCGTGCATC